TCGCGGCAGCCGCACCTACTCCGGCCCTCACCTTAGCGGTGGTAAGGTCGGATGGGTATGGCTCCGAACGTGTGGATACAACTGGTGCGGGTTACACCGTCATCATAAACCACACGAAGGGGAAGAATGGCAACCGCCACTACGTCCAAATGACGCAGACGGTGGATGCTACCGACCCCTATTCCGGTTTGATTCGGAAGCAGGTTGCTTCCGTTTCACTCAGTATCTCCAGGCCGGCTTTTGGCTTTACGGATGCGGCTATTGTCGCACTTTGTAAGGCTTTGACCGACTTTCGGGACGATGCCGAGGTGACTACCACGAAGCTTATTCAGTTTCAATCGTAGCTCGCTTGCGCGAGCGACCGCGGATACCAAGAAATTGGCTCCGAGTTCGCATTGATTTACGAAAGTGGGTCAATGCAACGATTGTACTGATGATTACATCCATAGAGGTTTTGCTCGTCATCTTTGTTTTGGCCATGGTTTTGGCTGCGACATTAATGCTCGCGTACGGCTCTCCGTGGATGGCTCGTGGATAACCAACTATTCTGTTGGTAGGGTGCTGTATATAGACTTGGAATACCAACCTCATGGAGGTAGTATGAAAAGTCCAATAGTACTCCTTCGAAGCCTTTGGACAGACGTCCAAAGGTTAGAACCTGGTGTGAGAGGCCTCGAGCGTGACTTTATTACGCTCGAGGAAAGGTTCAAACATGAGGGCTACGGTTTCCTTGCCGTAGCCTTACCTGCGTTATGTGATGCCGTTACTTTAGGCTTAGCAACACGCAGATTCGTCTCTCCCCCTGGCTATAAAGTTGCCAGGGGGCAAGCAATCCCGAAATTTCTCTCGGGTATGCTATACGAGGTGTTTGAACCATCGTCCGGACTCCTTAAAGAGAACCCTAATTTGGGTGTTGTAAAGCTCTTACGAGAAGTGCTCTACCTCTTTAAGAAAACTCTTCTAAGCGATGAAGCCAGTGATGAACTGAGTAACAAAGCTGTCAAAGAGTTTTTTGCAAATGACACTATAACCGAGGAACATATTATTGAACCTCGTGTCGAACGTCACGTGCAACACGTAGCGAGACTTCTTATTCCCAATCTCTGTAGTAGAGGCGGGGAAGATTTAGTCTTTAAACATGGTCCGGGTGCCGTGGTCGAAGGTTTAAAGGGAAATCAGAAATGGTCTTCCCTTTACGAAGCCCTTACTTCTAAGGACTTTGACGCAGAAGAGTTTGGCTACACTAATTTCATCTATTCGTCTAAAGGCCTCATCGGCCTAAAGATTGATGATTTCGGTGGCGTCGACTCTAGCGTTACCTCAGATCCCGGGTCTCTTAGCTGCACTGCTAGACTCGTTTCGGTGCCGAAAAATTCTACTTCGGTCCGAACAATCACTGTTGAACCTCTGCTGAAACAATTTGTCCAGCAGGGGCTAAACACTCGGCTTAGGGAAGAAATTCTCAAGTGCCGAGTGCTTAAGCAGTGTCTAGCTTTAACCGACCAAGGCGAAAATCAAAAACTCGCTTTGGAAGGCTCCCAAACTGGTAGATGGTCCACACTTGATTTGAAGTCCGCGTCAGATTTACTCAGTCTCAAACTGGTGAAACTGGTGTTTGGGCATCATGCTTCCTTCTGGGAGCAGATGATCAGGTCGCGGTCCAGCTATGTCTTGCATGGCAAAGTGCCGTATAAGATAAGCAAGTTTGCTGGAATGGGTAATGCCTTAACATTTCCAGTGCAAAGTGTCGTTTTCGCTACTTTAGCGATGGCGGCCATTTGCCACACGTTGGGTAAAAAGCCAACGCCGGGAGTGTTAAGGTTAGCAGCTAAGCGTATACGTGTGTACGGCGATGATATCATCGTCGACACGCGATATGCTAGCCAGGTTGTTACCTGGCTTGAACTGGTTGGGTTAAAAGTCAACCAGCGCAAGAGCTTTCTCGAGGGTAACTTCAAAGAGAGCTGCGGTGTAGATGCGTTTAATGGAGTCGACGTGACCCCATTATACCTACGACATCGTCCAGACAACTCTTCTGTCGAGCCTAAGGCTATTGCCCATTTAGTAGCGTTTAGTAACCAAGCTTGGTTACGAGGACTCTATCATTTGAGCACGTGCGTAAAGGACGAAGTGGAAAGGCGCCTTAGGAAGCGTCTCCCGCTTGTATCCTCACGTTGCGAGGCCTTAGGGTGGGTTTCTCGTCAAGATGCCTCTGAACCATCGAGATGGAACAGAGCTTTTCAAAGGCTTGAAGTTAAGTCCTTTGTTTTGGTCCCTCTGAAAAGGAAGGATCACCTTGATGATTGGCCTGCACTGCTTAAGTGGTATCACGCGTCCTCCGAAGATCAGGAGGTCAGCTTTCTGGAACGACTGTTCCCTAAGGCTGTAAATGC